ACACATTATTCTGTTACGAGAACTACTAGAAATCAAGAATAGACTTGACTAAATCGTTACATTACTATATAATATTGTAGTATTTCGTTACAAAGATCAATGACTCGCTCAGGAACAATCACAACTGAAGACGGCGGAAGAACAAATCTGTTTGCCCGCGAACCCCGTATGTATGTTTCCCAGACCGACGCTGAGCGTTATGGTTACGAGACTTATGCAGAAAAAGCGGAGAAACTGAATGGACGCACTGCTATGCTTGGATTTGCTGCTGCTCTTCTCAGTTATGCCACTACTGGCTCTGTATTTTTCTTTGGTGCGCTTGGATTCTGATGACTGAAGCACTCTTTACTGTAACTAGCATTGCATTTTTTGTACTGCTGTCTTATTCTGTAGAACAACTATCTGAGACTTATTGATGATCGAACTTTTGACGCAGACTGAATTCTCTTGGGCTGCCAACCATACTATTGCCGAGTTCCTTGCAGGGTATATCTTTGGTGCTGCTCTTATTATTGGAGCACCAGCGGTGTTTTTCTTCCTTGCTTTTATGTCAGCACTTCAGAATACGAAGGGTCGTATGGTAGGATACAAAGACCATAAGACTTATGGTGATTCTACTATATACGAGGTAAAGAGAACCACTTGATATGCCTAATCCAGACGCACTTTGGCAGGATATTCAGAAACTTGATGACATGTACGAAGAGTTACTATGGCATCCAGACGATGAATTACAATTCTCTCACGATGGTGAGAAAATAATTATCACAAACAAAACTTTGGAGAAAAAAAATGAACGAAAAAGCGGAACGTATTAACGGCTGGGCAGCAATGATCGGTGTGATCGCTGCCATGGGATCCTATGCTGCAACAGGACAACTTATCCCTGGTATTTGGTGATGGGATTCGTAGTAGCAGCAGTGCTGGTGCTGATTCCTATTGCAGCAGTAGCGAGAAGATCATGAGTTTAGAATGGGGGCAAGCAATTATTTTTTTCTTGACACCACTCTTTTTTATGCTTCTTTTCATCGAAACTGATGAGGATGATGATGGACCACCAGATGGTGGACTAATGCAACCAGTCTATGCACCGTCACCCTCTTGACAAGAAAAATTAAATACTTTATAATACGGGAACTGTTTACTGGACATGTTCCCTATTTTTATGCTTGAACTTATTCTTGCTTTAACTCCAATGGACTATGACCATCTAGCTAGGACAATTCAAGTTGAAGCGGCAGCTGGAACAATGGATGAATATTGTGTTGCAGTATCTGTCCTTAACAGAGTTAAGTCTTCAAAATACCCAAATACTGTTGCTAACGTTGTATATGCTCCAGGACAATATGAGGGTTTTCGATATTGGAGACCTGTCGCAAAGCAATCAGTAATCAATCGTCTAAAGAATACAGATAAACTTCTTGAAGCGTATTCTATTATTGGAGACCGAACTGATTTTAAAGGTCAAAGTCAACTTAGGCACAGGGTTGCATCTGAAGACCCGATGTGCGATAATAGGGGGAACTTCTACCACTACCACTGGCAGTCATGATTAAAAAAATCTTGTCCAAGTTATTCACTCAAAAACCTAAAGACCTTGAGTGTGCCATCGACGAAGATACAATTGATTGTGAGCATTTGGATGATGACCAGGATAAAGCATATGTTGGAGTTCCTGCTCCTGTGTTGAATCCTCTTGATGAATGGTTTGCGTCTCCATATGGAGATTCTTCTGCAATTACTACGAAACAGAATGATTACATGGAACAAGAAATTGAGATGAAGAGGCAAGAACGAGAACGGAATTTCTCTGTCGAACCAGAGAACATTCATCAAATCATGTACGAGATTGCAACCAAGAACCAATCAACGACACTCCACCTAGATCCCATTGGTGGTTCTGAAAACTTTCAGGGTGGATCCGAAAATGTCCATCAATGATTGGCGATATGATGATCAAAAACTAAAAGTTCGTGAGCAAGCACTTATAGTTTTGATGTCAAAGTTTGGGGGGCAGATGAAGGGAGGGACTCCTAAATACTCACAGAAATCAATCTATGAGTGTGCTCATGACTGGGTGTCTCAAGGCAACATGCACACTGCAGGGATTGTAAAATATTACGAGGCTTATTATGCAAAAGGTAATTAACATTTTAGCAGTTCTATCATTTGTAGGAACTGCTGGTATTATTGGTGGAGGAACAGTTGTTTACCTTCGTCGTGACGCTATCGCTGAAAGTGTCAAAGAACGTGTTGCTAAGGCAGCAACAGAAGCGATTGCAGGAGCACTTCCTGGTATGCTAGATGCAGCAATGCCTAAACTTCCTGGTGCCACTGGTGGTGCCATTCCTATGGGTGAATCTGGACCCACAGTTCCTAATATGACAGGCGGTGTTGTACTTCCATGAAAAAAATTCTAATGGCGGTGGCTGCTGCGGCGGCGGTTGCCCTACCTGCCCTTTCCGGCCCAAACCACGACTCTAAGATCACCAAGGGTTACAATAGCATGGACGCAATGGGGTGTATGTTACTCCGAGAGTGTACAGATGGAGTCAAAGAAGTATACAGTTTACTTGATATCTCTTCTGAGTATCCTAATACTGATGAGTTTACTTTTGTTGCTAACGAATTCAACAATATGCTCGTCTCTCTTAACCAGGTCGGAGTTAAGGTGTTTCTAGCAGATGACAAATATTTTCCGACAGGACATCGTGGTGTCTACCATACTGTTGGTAATAACTTTTTTCTGAATAGAACCCATATGGGTCGTCCTAATATTCTTATGCAAGTGATGCGTCATGAAGGATGGCACGCCGCTCAGGATTGTATGGCAGGCACGATTGAGAATAGTATGATCGCCATCATCAAACCAGAAGAGGAAGTACCTATGATCTGGCGTGTGATGGCAGAACGTACCTATCCCTCTAATGCTGTTCCTTGGGAAGCAGAAGCAGGATGGGCAGGTAGAACAGAGGACATGACTATGGAAGCACTCCAAGCATGTGCTGCTGGTGAGATGTGGAAAGTTTATGAACCCACGCCAATGACTCGTGAATGGCTGGTGGAAAATAACTATCTTGATAAATAGAGTTGCCTTTGTAGGTGACTCATGCCTGAAGAAGTAAAGAAGGAAGAAGAGAAGAAAAAAGGTCCTCTTGGCAGACTTAAAGATAAAGTTGAGGATGCTGATGAACAGTTGATGATTCTCAGCACCCTAGTAAGACTTGGTATTCTTGTTTGGTCTGGTGGTATTCTTACCCTCAACTATGTGACAATCCCTGGATTACCACAGCAAAAGATTGATCCAACTTTTATCGCCAGCGTCTTTACTGGGGTTTTAGCCACGTTCGGGGTTCAGACGGCGAAGAAGTCTGGAGATGGCACTATGAAGATGAACGGTGCTAACGGTGCTGCCGCTGCTGGTGGTCCTGGTGCAATTACTAAAGCAGATCTTGAGAAATTAATTGCTGCTGCTAAAGAAACCGCCCCTGCTCAAACAATCAGAGTAGAGCAAGGACCAATCAAAATCGTAACCGATCAACCTCCATACAAGATGTGACATGAAACCTTACCTCAAGTGGACCGCTATCAGTGTCGGTAGCATAGTAGCAATCGCACACATCGGTGTGTTAGGACACCTGATCAGGAAACAACCTGATAGGGTTCAAGTCCCGACGATTAATATTCCAAGTGGCACCCCATATTCCTCTTATAAGATAGAAGCAGGTAAGGATGGATATACAATCGAATATAAGGCAAACGATCCTGCTATTCTTGAATCGCATAGATCACTAAATCTTGACGTTGATAAGAAAGGATTCTTTGGCGGAGGATCTGAGCAGCGAAATGAGTATCGCCATGATCAATATACTATGGAAGGTGTGAGAAACATGGGAGGTGCCGGAACGCTGGCCGGTGAGGGAAAGAGTGCGAAAGACGTAGAGTGCATCGTGGCGGACGCTGGAGCACGGTCACAAGGTGCGATGGCAGGTAGTGCAATTACTGCTGGTGTTGTCGTCCCTGCTGTTGTGAACATTCCATATATTGGATGGCTTGCTGCTGGTTGGGCAACTCTCTTAGGGCAAAACCTGGGTAGTGCTGTTGGATCAGAAGTAGGTCAAGTTTTTAACGACTGCTAATAAATACTTAGGTAGTAGGGATATAGGTTCCAATGTATAGGGAACCGCATTTACAAAAGAAGTCGGATGAGTGTGCTGCTTTGTGGAGGGAGTGGCACACTTTGTGGCGAAAAAAGCAATAGGAGCTCCAGATGCGAGGGCAGAATGAGAAAGATATAGATAGTGCAGTTGCGTAAACTTTATGAAGTTTATTTTCGCATTAATCGCTACATTATTTCTTGCTGCACCGGCATGGGCAGTGGACGTTCAGATGGGATCAAATGGT